GCTACTTTCTTTCGAACTTCGAATCCACATACGTACTCAGATGCACTTTTGAAAATATTTTGTTTTCGGAATTGCTTAATGAATACATGTACTCATTAAGGTCCTACTAACTATAGCGTTAACCGCTCAATGGTTTAGTAGACCACTGATACGTTCTTCTGGATTAAAGATTATTTATCTTGTGAAGACTTAAGGATGGATGGAAGACTAAATAGAGGTCTTCTATATGATGCCTTAGGAGAGATTTGCAACCAAGATTTAACCAGAGAAAATTCTCTGATTTTAACTTGAGTAGCCTCTCTTCTAATATAGATTTCATTAGCTCCAGTTGGAAGATTTTCTAATTCTTTCATTAAAGAATTAAGTCTATCTAAACAATCGGTTAATGAATCTACATCAATATGAGAAGATTCTAATATTGACTCCAATTCATTTCTAATGTCTCTCACATCCGATGGAACATCCATGAATATAGTTCTATAAACTATTGAATTCATGTCTTCAACGATAGGACCAAGTAGATCTTTTTGAGGATCAACTGGTTTCTTGTCGTTAAAGATTATATCGTCATACATAACCATAGGTGGCGCTGTAGGAGATGAATATTTACCGTAATATTTAGTTACAGTAACAAGTTGTTTAATTTTACTCCATATCGGAAGATCAGGATTGATCTTATCCAATAAAGATTTAATTAAACTTTGTAAATATGAGAATAAAACCTCATGTTTAATATCTTCTCTTACATTAGCTACTTTAGTTAATGATTTAGATAATAAGAAGTCCATCATAGATGATTTTGAAACACCAGAAGGTGAACAATAAGCCAATAAGAGATTTCTCCATCTCTTACCTAATGTTAAGAACGGTCGAGAGTGTTGAGACAACACTCTCCATCCCGCTCCATGCAATTTAAGGAATTGAGGAGCAGAAAGATTATACTTTCTAGCAAACTCTAACCCGGCAGTGACCATTTGAGTAGCAACCCAATATTCCTGGAAAGGAATTGGTGAAACATCAGTCGAATCGACAAATGTTCTTTTTGCAAACTCTAAGGCTTTACCGGTGTCAGAAATTAGACTTTTAGCAAGTCCAATTTCAACTCCTAAAAGTTGACATGTTTTAACATATTCTTCAGCTACCAGTTTATCGGCGATAACAATATCATCACCTAAAACTGCGTAGTGAGGAAACCAAGAGTAAGAAGATGGATTAGCTCTATAAGCTGACCATTGTACCATTAGATGATGGGTGAATGCAAGCATTCCCCAACTAGTTAAAGCTCCCATTGGCTGACCTGTTTCGTAATAAACGAATTCACCACTAGGAATTCCTTTATAGGAATTAATAGGGATGAAATAAGGTCTTCCAATTAAGATAGCTTTCCATAAGTTCGCAGCATGGCTTCCTAGGAAATATCCTAGAAGTTGAGCTTGAACTATTACGGGAAGTCTATCAGTGGCAGCAGACAGATCGAAGCTATAGAATGGACCTTGCGGTCTATCCTTAAGCAATCTGGTAACTGGTTTCATCTGATCCAATGTCCCATCTTGAGGTAATCTTGAGAGTAAATCAACAAGGAGATCCCACAAGGGCTTTAAAGCCCATTGTGTGAATGGATCTACCATAGCGAAAACTCTAAGTTTACCTGCGGCTTCTTCCTTAAAACCAAGTTTACCCAAGTAAGGAGTTCCTTTAGCATCGATATTCGATGAAGGAACTTTACTCCAGGATTCAATCCTGTTAAGGAGGTATTGACTACCCGTCATTTTACACCAGTCTGAAAAGA